CTTGTCAGTCGTTACAGAGTTATCTGCTAACTCAGTAGTCCCGACATCTCCAGTTCCGATAGTCGTGATAACATCAAAGTTACACGCAGCTGTCGTCCCTACATTGATATACATCCCCTGGGAGCCTGCGCCTACATCGGTATCAATAAAGATACAACCTTTTGCATAGCCAGCACCGGAGTCGCTAGGAACTGTAGTTCCAGTCGCTAGAAGAATCTTCCCAGCACTATCGTATGCCAAAACCTTAATACTACTGACCGTCTTCCCCTGAAGCTTCAAGTAGGGAATCTCGCCCTTTCTAGCAAGGCGGTATAAAAACTTATCTAACCCGGCCATCTTGTTTTCCTTTCTTTCTTATTGTTTACCTTCTTTTCTTCCTCTTCGCTGCAAGATTCTCCTAGCTCAACTCCCTTAGTCATCATACTATAGGAAGCACCCTTCTCGCTTATCTGGTATAGTAAGTCACATCCTAAGAGATATACTATAGAACCTTGTCTTTATCCTTTGTTTATAAAATAAACATAGTTATCCAAAATCAAGCAGATCACTTATCTCCTTCTCCAGTGGACTAACCTTTGGGGCTCCGCTGCTAGGCCTTGCATTCCCTGGCGTTGCGAAAGCAGGAGTCGGAGCAGCAGGCGTAGGCAATGGATCCTGGACAGGGGAAGGAGAAGGATTACCTTGTCCAGAGATCCTGAGCCTACTTCGGACTTCGTCCGCTAACTTTTCCATAACCTTAAACATATCCCACTCTGGGTTTGCTCTAGCGATCTCGTCAGCTACGATGCCGACATAGGCCTTGTTCGCTGCGAGGTCTTGATTTGCCAGATAGAAATCATTCACAGCCATTCTCTGCGTCACTACGTTCCCAGCAATCTGAGCTGCAATCTGAGGAACCATCGCAAGGATCTGTTCCTGCGCCTTAGCTATCACGTTAGACATCAGCCCGTTGAAGTTATCCACAGAACCCAGCGCTTGGTCTAGTTCCTCTTCCTTCTCCAGGAACTTTATAGCTGGAGCAGATGTAGGCGCAGGAGCAGCAGGAGTTTCAGACTGCCTACTAACAGACGCTACATCGTTGATAGTCTTCTGCAACGCAGCGATCGTCTCCTGAAGCTGTTGAATCTGAGAGTCCCTTGGATCTGCTACAGGCTCCGCAGGAGCAGGAGTAGAAGCCACAGGAGTAGCAGCAGGAGGTTCCACTACTCCTGATGGCTCTACAGGCGCCGGATCATCGGAAGAAGGCTTTGGCGCGGGTTCTTCGATCACTGGCGTAGGTTCTGGCTTAGGCTCTGGTTCTGGAACGGGTTCAGGGTCAGGCACAGGAAGCGGTTCTTCCACTGCCTCTCCACCAATAAGGTCATCTATCTCCTCAGACAAACTATTCATTTCTTTTCTCCTCTTTGCTCATATTCTACCTGCTCTTTCAACAGAGCAGGATAGTCCAACACATCAGATAGCGCCTTCACACTCCCCTGGAGGCGACTGATTCTTGTGGCTTCTTGTAGCGGATCAAGCTGGAAGATTTCATCCGCTATGTCGTTACTCTTGTTTACTGCCATAGTAACAATCGCTTTCCAGATTCTATTCTCTACAAAACTCTCCAGCTCTCCGATTGTGAATTCTCTATCGTTGCTACTCATTCTATCGGCACCAAATTCCCTCTCTGAGCCTGATCTAGAACAGCCTGATCAGGTCTGGTAACTGCGGCGGCATTCGGTAGATTCCCTTGCTGCTGTCTTATCTTAAACTCATTCACATCTTTAACTCCCATCATCATGCAGATGCGTTGGAAAATCCTAACCGTGTCGAATTGTGTAGAGAGTAGTGGCTGAGAGACAATACTCTGAAAGAGCTGTGTCATAACATCTGCATTCTCTCCTGTGGGTAGCGTTCCATCAGCTTCCTGGATATCATAGTCTATCGAGATATCAAAAGGAGAGACCTTAATCCTACTCTGATCTACATACTGAGATCGTAACTCCTCTTCCCACCGCCCAGTAGTATCTACATAAAGCTCCTTCGTCATAAGCTGCTGCGTATGGCTGGCAAGCATATAGCCTAAATCCCACATCATCTGAAGAGAGACTATCTTCGCAGCTTTCGACAGCCTCGAGAGCGCAGCCATCCTGGTTCCCCTACTCTCATCTGCTGAGACTCTCTCGCTCCCCGTTCTCGCAAGCCCCATCACAGAGTCCACGGAGCCAGAGCAGGTCTTTATCAACTCGGTTATATAAGCAGAATCTTGAATATGGCTTCTAGTAATATCTGTCACCTGCAGCTGTTTCACTGCATTATCTACTCCACGCCCCCAAGCAGCCCTTCTCATCCTGATCAGCTTCCCTGGTGCAGGATCGAGCAGATCATTGATATTCACCAGAGAGGGATCAACCACTAGCATATCGTTAATACTCTTCCGTACGTTCTGTATATGGCTATTCACGAGCCAGTCGAGAGTAGTCTGAAGGCCACCTATAAGCTCAAGCCTAGAAATCGGACTCACGCTGTAGCCATCATAGTCTGGACTACACGTCGCTACTGGGAACATGTTATGATTAAGACCCAACGGTTTTGCAGATATGATAACCTTATCTGCTGCTACGCAGAAGAGCCACTTCTCTGGATACTCTCCACTCCCAAGCTTCCAATCCTTCGGGATCAGATTGATATACATGTAGATAATATCTATCGGGCTGGTCGAGTTATTCGCAGTCACCCCTGTCCCATAGCGCTCTTCTCTACCGCTGCTAGCCTTCGCTTTGTTATAGATACTCTGCCCTGCTGTGCCCCTATACTCACTCAGATACCGTACGTTGAAGAAGTCTCCAGAGCTCTGCTTTTCCTTCGATAGAAGCTCCATGTAGTTACTACTCTCTATCCACCCGAAGCTCTCTCCTTTCTGTATCTCCTGAATTGGGACATTAGGATCTGGAAGGGTCATATAGGGATCTATGTTCCTAAGGAAGTTCCCTTCATATAAAACAGAATCCTTCGAGACTCTCTTCTGCCCTGTGTTCATCATCCTTCCGAAGATTGCAGAGAAGAATCCTGCTTCTTCTACCACAGTCTTCTTCCCATAGATCTTATCCCAATACGGCGCTACAGAACCAAAGCCATAAGCCCAGCCATCACGATAGGTAGTGTGAAGAGCAAGAGCCATCTTAGCTCTTCAAGCCTGACTCTCAATAACTTTTTCGAGTAGAATGGCGCCCACTCGATCTTCAGGGCTGCTACCAGAATACTTGAAAATAGGATACTCAAGAAAAGCAGCAGAGAAATAAGTAAGAAGAGTTTCCAAAGTGGCAAAGCTATAGGGGATAACAATAGACACAGGCTTTCTCTCATCATTTTTCTTTATCCTTTCCTCCATCTCGTCGAGAGGAATATAGGCTGTCAGAGTTCTATCTATGCTCTTCCAGCTAGAGTGCCTCTTACTCATCTCATTCGCGCTCTCCATAATTCGCTGGTTGAGCTTAGAGAGAAGACTCGTATGCGTAGCGCTAGTAGGCTTCAGGTCTATTCCACTAGGATATCTATACTCAAAGCTCCCTGTCGTCGCAAGTCCGCCACCAGTTTGTCCAGGATCAAGAATTAGTGCCACTTATATAGTCCTCCAACCAGTCATAGCTGGTTCATATTCCTTCTCAAGATCTGCGAATTCATCTTCACTTGGTTTCTCCCCTGAGGTACTAGCATCAGGTGCGAAGTACCTCTCTCCCAGTTCTAGCATCTCTACCAGGTATGCAGTAGCATCAGATACGTCATCTCTCTTAGCCTTCGGGAACGAGAGGAGCTGGCTCTCCAGAATCGCACTCACGTTCTTGTTATGGTAGATATAACCTAACCTATAAAGTGGGGATAGCATTGCGATTCTATCCTCTTTCTTACCCCTAGCCTTAAGCTCGACAAGGCTATAAAACTTGCCTCTCTGTAACATGTAGGTTGTAATGGGATAGGTAATGAACTCGTTAAGAGAAGTGACTTCGTATCCAATTGTCCGTGCTCCAAGTCTATCTGCCATATCAAACGCTGCAGCATAGATTTCTTCGGGGTGCATCTTTCCTGCCACGACATCTCTGATATATACACGAGGAATCTCCGTATTTACTCCAACGCCCACGATAGCGCTATCATCGTTAGCTACATTGGTCGACTTCGCTGGGTCGATAATAACTATCGTCTCCAGCTTCCCTCTGTTCTTCGTAAACTCTTCATCGCTTTCACTATAATAGCGGAAGTACTCTTCTTTAAAAGTAGCTGTCTCCTTCGCTACAGGTATCCCTCGATACTCCCG